AAGAACGTCACATCGGGCTTTGCATCGCTTGGAAAGGCACTGTTATTAAATCCGCTTTTTCTCATCATCACCGGAAGCACCTTACTGATTGCCAATTTTGAAAAGATTACTGCGTTATTCGATGGAATCACAGACGCACAGGTTGAAGCAGCGGCGGCACAACAGAAATCAGCGGATGCAGCGAAGGCGCAATACGATCAGATCAGTGCCACCGAAAATACATTGCGATTACAAGGCAAGACAGAAAAAGAAATTCTTGAACTGAAGAAACAGGCACTCGACACTGCGATCCTCGAACAACAAACAGCCATTGAATCGCAGCAAGTAATTTTGAACGGTCAGATTGAAGCGGCTGAACGTAACAAGTCTGTTCTTAAAGGTATCCTCGACTTCATCACCATACCGATTCAGGTTCTTCTCAAAGGAATCGACAGCATCGGTTCAGCATTCGGTCAGGACTTCGGACTTGAATCCGCATTTGGAAAAGGTTTGGAAAGTATCGCAAGTGCTGTGTTCGATCCCGAAGAAATAAAAGTTGAAGGGCAAAAGACAATCGAAGCAGCCAAGAAACAACTCGCAGAACTTCAGAATACCCGTGATGGATTTGAAGTTCAAGAACAAGAAAAAGCAAAGGCAGCGGCAGCGGAAAGACGCAAGGCACGCGAAGAAGAACTCAAAGAAGCGCAAGCACAAGCAGAGCGTTTATTCTTAATTCAGAAGAACCTTCAAGAGCGAATTGAAAAGGACTTGCCGCAAGCCAAATCGAAATTGTCGGCGCTTATCACAGAGAACGATGAGCGCTTGAAATTAATCGAAGGCCAAAGGCAGGCAGAGTTTGAACTTAACGCGACGGCAGAGGAAAAAGAAATAGCTGCATCAGATGAGAAGTTCATCAAACTTCGTGAACAGGCAGCAGGAAACGCAACGTTACTTGCGCAGATAACAGAACAAAATGAAGATGAAGTCGCCAAGATTAAAGAGCGATACGCGGATCAGGACAAAGTAAATAGATTAACACGGTTCAATGATGAGATCGCAGGGGCAGCAAACTTGCTATCTGCATTCGGTGATCTTGTGAATTCATTCACGGCAAAGAACCGCGCACAAGCTAAACGTCAATTTGAATTAACTAAAGGGGTAAATATTGCCCTTGCCCTTGCAAACACTTACTTAGGAGCGACGAGTGCTTATGCGACAACCGTAGGCGGCCCGATTATCAAGGGTATTGCTGCGGCTGCGGCTGTCGCTTCTGGACTTGCCAACGTGAATCGAATCAGGCAACAGAAGTTTGAAGGCGGTGGCGGTGGTGGTGGTGGTTCGGCTTCATTCTCAGCAGGCGGCGGATCAGCAAGCGTTAGCGGTTCGTCAGGTGGTGGATCAGGAGGTGGCACACCACAATTCAATCCTGTGAACACGGACTTTGTAAACAGCAGACCACCACAACCACCGCGAGCCTATGTGATGGCAAACGATGTTATTAAAGGCGTGGAGGCTACCGAACAGATCGACAGGCAGGCGAGGCTGTAAAAAGAAAGCCCCCGAACGTTTCCGAGGGCAGACCAAATAAACCTACAACGAGTATAAAAACAACTTTGAGATAATGCGCAAACATAAACAAAAAACATAAATTTGCAATATGGAAAAGATAAAAGTTTACGAGGCCAAGATTGACGAAGAAGGGGAACTCGGAGTATATGCGATTTCGTTCGTGGATGAACCCGCGATTCAATCGGGATTTATGCACTTCAAAAATCAGTACAAACTTCGCAAGGTCGATGAGGATAAGCGCATGGTTTACGGGCCGGCTATGATTCCCGATCTTCCTATTTATCGGATGGATGAGAAAGGGAATGAGTTTTTCATCAAATTTCCGAAGGACGTTGTGCGCGAAATGGCGCATAGGTTCCTAATGAAGAACAACCACCAGAATACGACCGTCGATCATGAAAAGAAACTGAGCAATACAATCGTCGTGGAATCGTGGATTAAAGAGGGCGAATCCGACAAAAGTATTTCGCTCGGACTTGGTGAACTTCCCGATGGTACTTGGCTGACTGGAAGCAAAGTGAATGACGATGATGTTTGGTCGCGGGTGAAGTCAGGTGAATTAACCGGCTATTCAATCGAGGTTGATCTTGAACGCGTCCTTGTCGGTTCTGATCCGGTCGATGAACTTGTCAAAGAAATGGAGCAAATTATTAATTCTATATAAATGAAAACAGTTATCTTCACCCTACTGATGGCCGTCACGGTCACGGCATTTTCACAACTAACGGCAAACGACGTCGGACTTCCGCAGGACATATTCGACGCTTACAAGAACGTAGTCTTTACTCAGGAGTTTACACCTGAAGCACTCGAATTGACAAAGCTCGAAACCAAACGCACGGTCAATGGAGTGACGACTACCACAAAGGAAGTTGTTCTTCGACCTTCGCGAAACTTCACACCTAAGACTACCCAATCGGGCGTTTACGGTCTGAATCTAATCTCAAACTTTGTGCATGAGTTCGGCTACGATGTTATTACTCAAACCGATTCTGGTTATGTTTTTTCAAGATCATTCGATGCAATGCGGTTTATTGTCTGGACTAAATCAGGAAAGTATCACTCTCAATTATTGTGGCCTGACTACGGCTTTAGATTGACCGATCCTTATACAAAGAAGTCGAGATACTACACTGAGGCCGAATTAATGCAAATGAAATACTTTCCAAGCGGATCAAAATCACATCGCACAATTACACGCAATGAACTGATCGCTTTCTCCAATCGTTATCGTATCGGATCGGCGGTCAATCCTCAGACGCACGTAACAAGTCTATTCGCTACCATTGACCGATTGAGCAATAATCAATATAAAGGCAACATCTACATCAATGGCAATCTTGTAACATCGAGTGCGACACTTCCGCTTGTCACTTCATACGGCACGACAGGCATAAGGGTTGGCGCAGTTCGATGGAGATTCCTAAATGAGTGCGTTCCGAACGACGGCGGCCAGATGACAACTACCAATGTCATGGGTTCGTTATACTACGAATACGGAAACTTCGGTACCTGTGATGGTTCATCTTCGGGCGTAGTTGATAACACCACACTGACCACAACCATTGTATCAGGCTCATCATTCGATTATGATTCGACAAGTGATGTTGTAACATACAATTCAAGCAAAGACATGGCTATTTGGTTTAACTTTGAAACGCAGATAGCCAACGGGAAGAACGAAGGTGGGGATGGATATTGGAGTGTGACAGACAACCGCAGAGCAATATCGCTCGGTGATCTTTAGGATTTTGGTTTTTAGATAAAATAGTTTAGTTAGGTTTTAAATGAAAAGCCCCTCAAACGTGAGGGGTTTTTTCGTTATCACTCACTCCGCCATTTCAGATTCAAGGAAGGAAAGTATCAACCGCCTCTCATCGTCGCTCAGTTGATCTATAATCGTGTGAGCATAGTACGGCTTGCACTTATCTTCGAGAATCGAATAAGGCCAAATGTTCTTGTCTGATTTGAAGTCGATCAGATAAATGTCGTCATGATTCCGATCAATAGCAACGGGAGCAAACCCATTCACAACGAGCAGCAACTCACTTGCATGATCTAACCCTGACTTCTTATCGTTCGGCCAAAGACCCGTGAAGCCTGAACCGATGCAATCCTTCGCGTAACCGTAACCCTTCAGATATTCCGCGCAATCAGTGGGGAAGCTGTACTGTGTACCTTTGTACATACACTGCCCCGGCAAACCTTCACGGCTGATCTCAACAATCTCACGTTCGCAGGTCTGTCTGATCGCCCAACGTGAAATCATTCGCCCTGCCCCGATTAGTTTATTCTCATGGCGGTTAGTGTGGATCATCGCCCGACCTGTTGAGAGTTCATAGTAACAGTTCCTTCTGAATCCGATGTAATCAAGGCGGCTGTATTGTTCAAGATAATTGAATCCTTCGTTAGTCAGAACATCGTCGTCACCCATGATTATGAAGTGGGTGAATTCAGATGAATGTTCATATGCCATCCGTAGTGCAGCGTTCCACTTTTCGCCAGGCCGATTCTTTTCGAGTTCAGCAATTCCGACAACATTCTCATCACTTGACAACAGCAAGTAGTCTGAGGTTTCGCTTACGGTATAAGCAGCCACGACAGGAACGCCCAAACGACGAGCGCAGAGTAAGACCAATTCACTAACACGGGAGCGACCGTTAAGACAGGTCACGATGCAGGGGTTAAATGTGTTCATAGGGCAAATGTATAAAGAAAACTTTACCGCGCAAGCCTTTTCGTGAAAAAATAAACTTCTGGCTATTTTACATGAAACGCAATCTCATGTCAGCAAAAGATAAAATCACCGAACTGTACCACAAGAATCTTGAATTCTTCAAGAAAATCGGCCTCAAACTTTCCGAAGAAAAAGCGATTGAATTCATGGCCGAAGGCAAATTAGCCGATGGCACGATTGTGAAAACTCCATCCGCTTCATTCGAGGTTGGTGCTGAGGTTTACGTTGTAGGTGAAAACGGTGAAACACTTGCTCCCGCAGGTGAACACACCCTCGAAGATAACACTGTGATCGTTGTCGGTGACGATGGAATGATTGCAGAAATCAAAGAGGTTGAGATGAAGAAAGAAGAAGAAGAACTCAGCCAAGAGGATGCACTTGAAATCATCAAGTCGCTCAATGATCGTGTGACTGAACTTGAAACAAAACTCAGCGCGATTGAAGTTGAAAAGGACAGCGAAACGCAGGCACACGAAGCAACGAAAGAAGAACTTTCAGCCAAGTCAAAGGAACTCGCAGTACTGAAGAAGAAGGCGTCTGCCGATTCAGTGAAGGACGAAAAGTTCAGCACAAAAAAGAATAACGAAACCACCAACGAACCAAAGAAAGGTTCACGCGAATGGTTTCTCAAATACACAGAACAGTAATCTCACCAAAAAAAGCAAAATAAAATGCCAACAACTACTTCACTCACTACCACCTACGCAGGAGAATTGGCCGGTGAGATTCTTGCACCCGCACTGACCGAACTGAAATCACTCGATTTCGTAACGGTAAAACAAAACGTTCCTTACAAGACCGTAGTTCGCACCATCACAGATAGCGTGACGTTCGAGGCCGGTACTTGTGACTTCACCCCAACGGGCACGATCACACTTGCCGAGCGTATCTTGACACTCGAAGAGTTTCAGGTTCAGCGTCAAATCTGTAAGAAGGATTTCTTCACAGACTGGTCAACTCGTGACGTGATGTCTGGCCGTGTGAATGCCGAAATTCAGGCTGCAATCCTTGAGCGATTGACAGGTGGTATCGCTGCGAATCTTGAATTGAATGTACTGTGGAAAGGTGCCAATGGCACAACAGGACAGTTCGATGGATTCGGTACGATCATCGACGCCAATGCAAACGGTAACGTGAACTTCGTTGCTACACCTGTTGCGTTGACAGTGGACAACATCATCTCAAAGGTTGATGCCTTGATCGCTGCAATGCCTATCGCGGTTAAGTCTGCAACTGAAAAGCCGATCATCTACATGAACCAACTCACATGGGAATTGTTCATGCGTGCGCAAATCGCAGCCGGCAACGGATGGTATGCAAATCTCGGCCCAGCGATGGCAGGTCTGAAGTACATGGGATTGTATGAGATCGCGGTTTGTCCGGGTATCGCAAACAATACAATGTATATGGCTCGTAAGTCGAACTTGTGGTTCGGCACATGGTTGACCAACCAGATGAATGAAATTTTCATCCTCGACATGAAAGAGAATGATGGCTCGCAGAATGTTCGTTACGGAGCGACGTTCTATGCAGGTGCGCAGATCGGATTGACTTCTGAAATCGCAGCCTACGGACCTGGATTGTCGTAATCAACTGAATTCATAACGGGCGGCTAACAACCGCCCTAATACAATAAAAAAATGCCTTGTTTACTCACATCAGGATTCACATCTGACTGCCTCGAAGGTGCTGGCGGTGTGAAAGAAGTGTTCTTCCAAAATTGGGAAGATTTTTCTGCCGGTATTACCTTCGATGGAACGACCGGTGAAGTTGATGCCCTTCCCGAAGCGACATTGTACCGTTACGTTCCACTCAAGAACTCGGCATCATTTACCGATGCTTCGGTTCCATCACAGGAGAACGGAACACTGTTCTTCACACAGACAGTGACACTTCGTTTATCTGGTCTTTCGATGGCAAAGCGCAACGAGATTTTGAATCTTTCAAAAGCTAAAGTGATCGCATTCGTTCGCACAATGCAGGATCAGATTTGGATCATCGGTCGTCAAACAGGATTGTACTTGTCAACAGGTCAGGCCGCAGCAGGTCAGGCTCGTGGTGATTTCAACGGTTATGAAATCACAATGACTGCCGACGAACCACTTCCGGCAGAGAAACTCGAAAACTTTACATCAGTTCCATTCGACAACTTCGCAGACATTACAGTATCGCCCGCGTATCCAGGCGTATCGTGATCGTAGATTATGGTTATTAAGTGAAAAGGGTGGGTATTTGCCCACCTTTTTTTTTGAAATGATAAATCTTGTAACAAATACAGCCAATCAAACAGCGTACTTCACGCTCGATGAGGCACGTCAATACTTCAGCGAAACATTCACGCACTACCTTGTCATCATTACACGGACAGAGAATCAACCATCGGGCGAAAATATTGCTCAGGTTCCGACGATCTTAGAAGATAACGCCCGTTATACTTCGCTCAGACTTACAACAGTTGGCCTACATTCAACAGGTCAATACAATTACGTTGTGTATGGTCAGAACTCAAGCTCCAACCTTGATCCCGAGAATGCTTCGGTGGTTGGTTTACTCGAACGTGGCATGGTTACGATGACCGATAACACGACTATCTTTGTCACATTAACACAAGAAATTGCAGATGACTACCGATCCTAAGCAAATCAACCAAATCACCCGAATGAACTTCGAGGTATATACTCCGGTATCAACTAAGGAGAAGATTGATCGTTCCGGTTGGTTGAATTACGGTGATCGCAATGATTTCCCGAACTATCTTGTGGAGATCAAGCAGTCGTCACCTGTTCACGGTTCGCTCGTGCGTAGTATCGCTGACATGGTAGCCGGAAAAGGTGATCAGTCAGGAACATTCACGCCCGAAATGATCGGTAAGATTTCCAACGATCTGATTACTCAGGGAGGGTTTTATCTTGAGGTCATTTATACTATTGACGGCACGAACATCAGCAAGGTTAATCATCTTCCGTTCTGCAATGTTCGACTGTCGGTTAATGAATATCTTGAGATTGATGGAGTGTGGTATTCCCGCGACTGGTCACAGTATAAAAAGAAAGGATTTGAGCCAAGATTCATCGACTTATTCAACACAGGTGCACCCGAAAAAAGTCGTCAGTGCATCATCTGTTTTGAACCTACCGATGGAGTAGAAAAATACCCAAAGCCTGACTATTGGGGTGCGATTAATCACATCGAAACGGCTCGGCAGATTGGACTATATCATGCCAATTCATTCTTGAATGGCCTATTCCCTTCCTTCATCATCAACATGAGAAACGGCATTCCTGATCCTGATGAACAGAATCAAATCATCATGGATTGGGAGGGCAAACTTTCGGGAGCGAAGAACACAGGAAAGTTCATCATCACGTTCAATAATCCAGGCTCGGACAATTCACCTGAGATAACGAGCTTCCCGATGACTGAAGCCAACACTTCGTATCTTGAACTATCATATCGCCAATGCACCGAGCAGATATTCATTGCGCACCGTGTGACTACTCCGCGAATCTTCGGGGTTGCAGACAGTGGAAACGGCCTTTCTTCAAACACAGACGAGATGCTTGTCGGTTTGAATATCTTCAACGCTCAGGTGATCGAACCAAAGCGTAGAATGATCGAAACGACGCTTAATAAGATCACCGAATTCAACAGTGAACCCGAAGTTAAGATTACGTCGAATGAGATCGTGTTGAAGCCGGGTGAAGCAGTGGGCGCACAAGCGGAAGAGGGTGTTGATGTTGCGGCAACAGCACTGAATGGAGCGCAAATCGCATCGCTTGTTGAAATTATTATACAAGCGTCCACGGCAATTATTCCGATTGAAAGCGCGAAAGCAATTATTACCGCATCATTCCCGACACTTACTCAGCAGCAGGTTGACGATATATTCACGGGCGTTGTGCCG